ATGGCGCTTTCTGATGCGTGGTTGCGTTCAGTCGTTGGAAAGGAACGTGATAAGGTTTTGGTTAAATCAGATCGGGATGGTCTGTCTGTCAGAGTATCACCGAAAGGTCGCGTAGTGTTCCAATATCGTTATCAATGGGCAGGGAAAGGTGAGCGTCTTGATATCGGAACTTACCCGGCAACTGGACTAAAAGAGGCCAGAGAAGAAGTTATCCGTCTTCGTGGTGAACTCGAGTCAAACCGCAATCCACGATTGGTCAAGCAGGCAGAAAAACGCAAAGCTACTGAAGCCATGACGGTGGAGTCTGTGATCCGTGCCTGGTATGACGCATATTGTGTAAAAAATAAAAAAGGTTCTGAGCAGATACTCCGCTCATTTGAACTGCACCTGTTCTCTAAAATCGGGATTATCCCTCACGATGTAGCTACATTGCATGATTGGTTAGAGGTCCTGGAGCCTCTTAGCACTAAGACTCCAGCAATAGCAGACCGATTGCTAATTAACGCAAAGCAGGCCCATGTCTGGGCGTATAAGAGAAAGCTCATTGAAACTCGCCCTCTGTCGGATATCACGGGTAAAGATATGGATATCCGTAAAGGTCAGAAGAAACGGTTTCTGACACACGATGAAATTAAAATCCTTTATGCTGCGATCGATGGTTCTCGAATGGTTCCCAAATACCGGGCCTTCATTAAACTATTGCTGCATTTCGGCTGTCGTAGTTCAGAGCTGATTACTGCCAGGATGGATGATTTTGATTTCATTAATAAGGTATGGACTGTACCGCCAGAACGACATAAGACAGGTGATATAACAGGCGAACCGCTAAAGCGCCCCATTATTGAACCGGTTGAAGAGCTTATAAAATACGTTATCTCTATGAACAACGGTTCCGATATGCTTTTTACCAAGGAAGGAAGCAAGGAGCCAGTTGGTCGGACATCATTGCAGTCGCTGCCTTACAATTTAATGCAGTACGCATGGCGGCGTTTGGGGTATCAATTTCCTCATTGGTCTCTTCATGATTTGAGACGAACAGCACGAACAAACTTTTCTGATCTTACTGCGCCTCATATTGCTGAAATAATGCTCGGTCATAAACTGCCAGGGGTATGGCAAGTTTATGATAAGAGCGATTATCTAGAAGAACAGCGTAAAGCCTATCAGGCATGGTGGGATAGGGTTGATTCGATTCTTACTTACACTAATTTAGGTTCCAACAGACAGCCTATTGAATAATGAATAGACATACAGAGTAAGAAAATAGTAATGATTCTTGGCTTATAATTAACTGGTTGCTGATATTTCGATTTGCCGATTTATGAAGAGACGGTCATTATACTTATAAAAACACCACTCCTTATCCTTACAGAAATAAGGAGTGGAAACAGTTATGGCTGAGACTCTGGTTTAGCAATCTCGTTTATAAATTTCTTAGCTACAACAGTCTCATACTTTCTATAATCATCAAGATATTGAACATCTATATGATTTTTGTAGCGAGCATTAAATTTATTTGCAGCCCCTGTTTTATCATCTTTACGTTCATCCGTTGGTCTAAAAAATTTATGGTAGCGGCGGGGTGATACCCCCTCAAAATCACAAAATATTACTTTGGAAGATTCTTCGTTCTTTGTTATTGCATCATTATGCAGATCAAGAGCAAGGCTTTTATCAAATGGCTCTATATATACTACTTTTTTTATTCCAGCTGCGACAATATGCCTTGCACAGTTGTGGCAGGGATAGGTTGTCGTAAAAAGAATTTTATCTTTAGTATCGCCGTTTTGTTTTCTAGCCATTGATGTAATGACGTCCATTTCAGCATGAATTGATCTGGAGTACTCCATTACACTTGATATTTTGCTGTCTTTGTAAATGCCTTCTGCAATATTATCTAATTTGTTTAGAAGTCGTGTTATATTAATATCGGCAACAGTTTGTCCTGCGGAAATACCTAATACAGTTCTTACTTCGGTTGATAATATGCTTTTTATACGGTCTTTAATTTTTAGCTTGTTTGCATCATTATAACACTTACCACTTTTGTGAACGCATCGATGATCGTTATCAAAATCATCACTGCTATACAACCCGCCACCAGCTTTAGGTACGTCGTTCTTACCCACGGCAAGCAAATTCCCTTCATCATCAAACAGTGCAGCCCCTACTTGACGTGATAAACAAGCTGATTGTAATGATGTTGAAAAGGCAGCATACATACCTTTCTCGTTAAAAGTTGGTGTTAAACCATTTTTGCCATGAATAAGACCGAAAAACCGATCAATCTTCTTCTTTAATTCACTTTTTTGGCTGAAGTTATTTTTAATAAAAAAATCTGAATCAAGAATGGTCTCCCCGGTTCTTTGTCCATACGGATCAGAGGATTTATTATCAATATTGATAATTAAATGAAGGTCGTTCTTTGTCGATTCGTCATCAATGAGATTCGGAATTCGGTAATCTAAATCGCGCAAAACTCCTAACAAATAGAAATTATGCTGATATATAACTCTGAATAACTCTATTTCTTCCGGCCTTTTGAATTGATCAATGATGAAGACAGTACCTTTATATTCATCATTATTATAATCAATATTATTTTTCTCTGCTGCGATTGCTGCAATAGCAGCTTCTGCAAGCAACTCATTTTTTTTGTAATGTTTACGAAGTTTATTGGCAATATCCTGGAGTTTTAAATGTCTATTAACTTGTGTGCTTTCGGATACCTTCAGTGCTGCTGGCTCAAAATATAATGGGTTTTCCATAAGCGCACTTATGCGGATGTGTACAACATTATACCCCCATTCTTTGGATATCTCTTCGATAATTTTGTTTATCGTTCTCATGCCACATCCAACATATCCACACAATCCAAGATAAATATCTTTTGATTGTCGTGAATTCACAATCTCAAGTGATGATGCCGATGTTGAGCCTTTTTTTTCATTCAGCTTTTGTGGAGTTTTTTTTGCTGCTTCAGCCATTGCTAATTACCTAGTCGAAAACTATATCAGTATTTATTATTTCAAAAAATGCATCAAGAATTTCTTTATTTTTCTTTTTACTTTCAAATGAAATGACATTATCTTGATTAAATGTTGTTAATTCAATGCAGATAGAATCAACCTGATCATTGGCGGCTATGCTAGATTCTATTTCATCAAATGCTATTACATTCATTTATCTTATCCAAACATAATAAAAAACCATATGGCCTTTAGTGTACAACAAAACCATACTCTTTCCCCTCTTTTTAGAGGGGGAAGTGTGGTCCACATCATGTTTTTCCCCACCCATGAAAATGTTCACCTAGGCTGGTGAGGCATTTTATGTACATCAACTCTTTGAGTTGAATCATTATTTTAGTATTTTTTCTATCATTGTGTAAATGTCTTCGTTTCAATACATCATGCTTGGGGAGCGGTCCCCGTTTCCTGATAATTAATGCTTGTGGATAGCAACGTCCGTGCCTGTATCGCTCAGACAGACGCTTACCGTGCCATAGACGTGTCTGTTCACATACGTCATTCAATAACTCCTGCAAACCTGTAAATCTTGCGTGACGCCCATTTATTTGGGCATGATTTAATATCAGGATCTGGAAAATCAGGCCTGTACTTCTGGCCAGTTCTCCGGTTTACGCTGTTCCAGCGAAGCACCGTCGATATTGAAACGCCACAGAATTCGGCGACTTGTTTTGTTGTCATTAAGTTGTTCATTGTTGACCCTCCTGTGGTTGTGCAGTTGAAAGACTCATGCCAGCGCGTTGTTGCCAGACGACCCAGCCGAGAGCCATATCCCACGCCATGTACTCGTTATCACCGTTTTTTGCTCTCCGACGATCGACTGTTTTACCGAAACGCTTTTCCATAAATAATTCATAGGCTGCGCGTTCATCTGGCTCAACTTCCAGAGATGCCAGTGCAATCCGTGCCAGTTCTAAATCATTTTCAAGCTCAGCGCGAATCTCAGCGAATGCACTCTGTGTTAAGGCGAACTCAATGCTCTGCACTTTATTCCGTGCGCGCTCAAGCAGTGCATGGTAGTTAATTTCGGTTGTCATACCCCTACCTCTTCGAATTCCAATTCCAATTGATCACCCCAGATTTCACATGACTCTGAACACGAGCCGGTATCGAATCGCCTGTCCTGTACCATCGCCTGATACAAATTTCTGTAGTCGCTGTTGGCAGACATTCTGGCAATTCCGTCAAGCGTCAGGTGACCACGGTACATAATGTCTTTACCTGTTCTGCGATGACCATCCCTGACGTGTTTGCCTGTAACCAGCTCATTAAAAACTCGCATCAGACCTGGTTCGTCTTTACATGCAAGCCCCAGCTTTTGCGTTGACTTTTTGATGCAGAAAACACAGTTCCCGAGATGCTCCGGGATTTGCAAATCAAAAGGTTGTTTTCGCCACCACCGGATAACATCCGACTTATCAAAATCTGACAGCTCGGCAAGATACCGGACGCCCGATTTCGGTTTCAGCCTACGGGGTTCGTCTGCACGAATACCCAGCCATGTGATGTAATTACCTCGCCCGAAATGGTTATCGCAGTATTTCGTGAAAGGGATGAGTTTTAGCCTGTCAGTACAGAACGCGCCGCCGATGTATGGCGTACCGTACTTTTTAACCATGTCCATAAACGGTTTAAGCACCGGCATTCGTGTCTGAATATCCTTTGGCTCCCATTCTGTATAACCATTTGGCTGCCCAAGCTCAGGATTTATATCGACCTGTAACACAGTTAGTGGTATGTCCCAGAACTTCACAACCTCCCGGATAAAGCGGTATGTCAGCGGATGTTCGCAACCGGTATCCATAAAGATGTAGCAGACGTTATTGCCAGCCTTTCTTTGTTCTTCCATCAGGTGAACAAGATATGCGGATGTTCTCCCGCCAGAAAAACTAACTACATGAGTTATGCACATTTGCGTAATTCCGATAACTCGTTGAAGCGTTCCATAAACATCCCGTAGGCATGGCCCGGTGCCAGTGGAATCACGTTGAACATCTCTGTTGCCGGGATGCCTTCCAGTACAGGCCAGAAAGAGCCATCATCAAGCCCGAGATCGCGGCGTTCGGTTGCCAGCATGATGAGATCGGCATATTTCACGGGTGTACTCATAACTGGGGGTAACCCGTATTTCTCACGGATTACGGCGTCTATTTTTTCTTCCATCCGTTTATAGTCAGGAAGAAGGCGTTTCAGTGGTGCGGGAATGTCCTGGCAATACGCTTCTGTTGCATCATGCATTAACGCTTCAAAAGCAAATTCCTGCGGCACCAGCTGGCTGCAAAGCACCGCATGTTGGGCGACACTGTAGAAGTGAGAAAGATGACCGGCAAAGCGGCAGATATTTGAAAGGGAAACCGCGATATCGTTAATCACGATGTCGTCTTTATTTATCTTGTCATAATAAAAATGCTTCCCGGAAAAAGTTTTAATAAATGACATTTTGTTCTCCACGTATATGCGCTGCACCGCTCTGAATTTTGGTTAAAGAAAACCCTCGCCTTCAGGCGATTATTGAGTTAATTACGTTTCCATAAATGCCCCCGCAGGGGCATTTGCAGTAATGAAATCAGGCGGTGAAAGTACCAATAAAGGTTTCTACTTTGCTGTCTTTGAATTTCTCAACAAGCAGATCACGAAATTCGTTAGCCATTTCTTCCTGCACCGCTTCCAGCTGAATAATGCGCAGAACCAGTACAGGACGATCGCCAGTGATAATTCTGAGGCGTAATTTAAACGGACGTTCTTTCAGACCTTCAAACGGAACGCATTTAAATTCAAATGCCACTGGCATAATGTCTTTGGTCTTCGCTTCGACAGACTCCATCAGAGAGCGTTTGCCGCTGAAGTCATTGTCTTCAAAATCAGCGGTCTGGTTTGCTTCAATTGTGATTTTACGGACTGCCGCAGCTGCTTTTGTTGCCTGAATGGCGTCACCATTAGCATCAAAGCCCACAAGGTAGTCGGCCCAGTCTTCAATCCATTCTGCCAGTGACTTCTGGGAGTTACGCTCGCCATTAACAGACAACAGAGCAGAGAACGGCGCTGTCTTTTTCAGTTTGAGAGTGGCGGTGTTATCTGCGTGACCTGGTTCATCAATAGTACCCAGGTTAAGCACACTGACGGCACGCATATTATCGGCATCGATAAAGCAGCGGGTGCCTTCATCTGCAAGATCTTTAGAATAACGGGTAAAGTCATCGATGCTGGCAGTGGAAAGCGCACCACGGAAACGGAAGCGATTTAAATTAAATTTTTCCAGATCATGAATGCGGAAATTCTCAGGCAATGCCACAGCATCGGCACCAATCTTACTGATAATTTCATTAACACCCTGAGCAGAAATAAGGGCATGGATTTGATTAATTGCGGTTGCGTCTAAGTTCTGAGACATAATAAGTCCTCACTATATAAAGATATTCAGTGATGAGATAAATAATCAGTTAATTAAGAACGATATTAATGACCTGCTGCGCGTAGTTTTCCGTCAGGTTCACCGGCAAGAGTCAGTAATTGTCCCTGGTCTTCCTGCAGAATAGTCAGGCGACCACCGCGATTGACATACATCGGCGTTTCGGTGGTGTCTTCTTCGGAAATTTTCCCGCGGTTAGTCGGGCGAACATATGAGAGTTTGTGTTTGATTTTCACACGGTTCTCATCAAATGGTTCGATTTCCAGGTTGAGTGAGACCTTACCTTTGGTTTTCGTGTTCATCACACCGGAAGCGACTTCACTGAGAACTGCGCCGATTTTGGTTTCAAATACGCCGCCGTCCAGCTCCCCGATAAATGCCTGCACATCAGTACTGCGTTCGCTAGCCATTTTGCTGCTCCTCATCATATCGACCCTGCAAGGTCGGTTGGTTTCTCCACAAAACAGAGAAGAACACCTGCGGTGGCAGCCGCCCGGATGGATTGGGTTATGAGCCCGTCGTCCGGTGATGCTCTTCTCTGTTTTGTAAAAAGAGCGGTACCAGCCGGAAGCAAGTGTACAAACTGGTACCGCCAAAGCAGTGGCTGTTGTGGTGGGGTTGTCACTCAGGCGTATGGTCAACCTGACAATCCGGTGTCCTCAACGGGGAAAGAGTAACCCCGCCATACTTACCGCCGCGCCATTTCGCGGATTACCACAACGCTGAGAGCACTTAGCCAGTTACGGCACCACACTTTGTCGCGGCTCCATAAATGCCCTCATCGTTGCACCCTGGTCTCTTCCCAGGCGTCAAACCGGATCGCCACGCTGGTTAGGCGTCTTATCAGCATCATCATTGACTTGCACATTCCGGCTACCTGGTTTGTTTGCCCGAGCAAGGAGTGGATTGTCCCCTTTAACGTCCCCAGACCGCTAACGACGCATGTGCCATACGACGTGTTACAATAAAATGTTCGGTATTAGTTACCAAAGAGACGATTACTCTTATGGTTGAATGTAATACCCCTGTTGAATATTTTCTTGCGTACTATTTGTTTTTCCTATATAACGAATTGGTTGTTTTGTTTACATAATAAGAAGTTTTCTTAAATAAGTTTACATTGTTTTGTCTTGCTATTTTTCAAAATTCAAGAACAATGAATTGTCGCTATCAGTAATTATTCTTTATGAAATTTTATAAATAACTCCCTGCTTTTGAGGTTTGTACGCAGTGTTTTTAGTTGTCGAGGACATAATGGATAATCAAAATACTCCTGTTTTTGATGTATGTGGTTGGTACTGTGTGCCAGTTAAAGATCATAATTCAGTTATAGTTCAACTGTCCTGCAAACAACCACCATTTGAATCTGATAAAATTATCGAAAGTCCAATATATTCTTTTCCCATAAAAGAAATACCAAATCTCATAAATACATTACAAAACATTTATGAAGAAAATAATTGATTATAAATCCAGTTCAAAAGTGAAGCGTCCACTTGGGCGCTTTTTTATTTACGAATCATTCCGGTCTTCGTATGCCCCGGACGGCTACTTCGTGGGCGTCCTGCCTGTTCGATATCTTATGCAGGTACATTATGTATCTTAATGGTACATTGTCAAGTATAAAAAAACCTGCCGAAGCAGGTTCATAGACATTGATCAGGCTTTAATTTTGTATCTTCTTGGTTTTCCTGAGAAAATAACTGTACCAATGATAGAGCAATTACCGTTTATCTTAATGTAAGGCTCAGGCCAGTTGGGGTTTAATGCTTTGAGATAACGCTGTGTCCCGTCTTCTATCAACCTTTTGAAGGTGGTTTCACCTGTATCGTGCATCAATGCAATAACGTCATCGCCGTGGCAGGCTGGTACTTCTGGATCGACAAAAATCATGTCCCCCGGACGGTACTCATCAATCATTGAATCACCAATCACCCTCAATATATAAGTCATTTCGCCACAGGGTACAGGGCAGGGATATGTTTCTGTTGTGCTCAAATCAACCTCAGAATAGCCAACTTCTTTCCATGCTCCGGCCTGTACCCATGATATGACAGGGACTAGCGTTATTTGTTTATTAGTGATTGAAACATCAGGTTTTTTTGTGATGTTCGTTGTCTGGTGTTCTTGATCAAGCCATCCGACAGGCAGGTCGAAACATTTTTCGATGTGCCGTGCCATGCTGTCACCGATATTTTTAGTAGCACCATCTCCCATAAACCTGCTGGTCTGGGTTGGTTCGCGATCAATCATGGTGGCAAAGGAAGAATTCCCGCCAACACCATCTCTCAGTTTTCTGGCGTTAGACCGCCGGATGTCATGGACTGTTTTCATAACGAAATTAAAACCTTTGTACCGATAGGGTACAAGTATCTTGAAGGTTCATTTTAATCATGTAATATGTATATAAGAGGTACATATTGTATGAAAGCGTATTGGGACTCTTTAACCAAAGAACAGCAGGGCGAGTTGGCCGGAAAAGTTGGCTCAACACCAGGCTACTTACGGCTGGTTTTCAATGGTTATAAAAAAGCCAGTTTTGTGCTGGCTAAAAAACTTGAGCAATGCACGTCAGGTGCAATTACGAAATCTGACTTAAGACCGGATATCTATCCGAAAGATTAACAGAACACCTTTAATTTTTAACCACAGAACGATGAGGCTAACCGTGGGTAAGCATCACTGGAAAGTAGAAAAACAGCCTGAGTGGTACGTGAAAGCTGTCAGAAAAACTATCGCGGCGTTGCCGGGGGGTTACGCTGAAGCTGCTGAGTGGCTGGATGTAACAGAGAACGCTTTATTCAACCGCCTTCGTGCAGATGGCGATCAGATTTTCCCGCTGGGATGGGCAATGATTTTACAGCGCGCGGCTGGCACTCACTACATTGCGGATGCTGTCGCACAGTCTGCTGGTGGGGTGTTTGTATCGCTTCCTGAAATTGAGGAAGTAGAGAACGCCGATATAAACCAGCGCCTGCTGGAAGTCATCGAACAGATCGGGAGTTACTCAAAGCAGATTCGTTCGGCAATCGAAGATGGGGTAGTGGAGCCACACGAGCAGACAGCAATTAATGATGAGTTGTATCTGTCAATTTCGAAGCTCCAGGAGCATGCAGCACTGGTCTACAAAATCTTTTGCGCTCCAGAAAAGAGTGACGCCCGCGAGTGTGCAGCTCCGGGCGTCGTGGCGTTTTGTGTCTGTGGAGAAACTAACGCATGAACAGTTTAACGGCAAATAACCGTTTGTCGCAACAGCTGGTGGTCAGGGTCGCTGAACACCTGTTGTTACGGCATGAATGCAGATTACCAAATCTCCTGGCTGTAAGTAACCACAGAGAACTTTACCTGACTGTGGGTGGCGAGTTGTGCAGGAACTTAACCGCTGGTTTCGTGACGGAAGAGGACTTTATGTTCATGTTATTCGTTGGGAGCCAGAAACACAGCGCGTTATCTATCTTCGCAAAGACTACCCGCATGAGTGCTTTAGCCCTTTGTGGAAATTCAGGCGTGATTTTGTTGAGTGTGAAGGACCACCAGCACATTGATTCTGCCATTCCGGGACGTTACACTGTTCAGGCACCTTATAAAGCGGGTGCCGGGATTGGCGTCCTGGAATTGCATACGGCGACAATTGGCGCGTTAGCGTCTTTTTTGTTGCTACAACTCAGCTATACCCAAATTATGGTGGGCTGGGTGGGGGCACCGAAAGGTGCGCCGGTTTCCGTATGCGCCGGTTACGCCAACCCTGCTCAGTTCACCACCAGCGAAATTGGCGTTTCCGGTGGTGGAAGTTATCCATTGCATACGGAGGCTGCCATCATGGCTACGATCCCTGCCTTAGTACAACCTGAACTTTGCATTATTGCAGGCAAAGTTGTTACTTCTTCTCTGGCTGTTGCTAGTTATTTTGGCAAACAACACAAAAACGTCATTCAAAAAATTGCGTCTCTTGAATGCTCTGCCGAATTTATTGAGCTGAATTTTCAGCCCAGTGAGTACATCGACGCATCAGGCCGCAAACTACCTTGCTATCAAATAACCCGCGACGGTTTTGCGTTTCTTGCTATGGGTTTCACGGGTAAACGTGCTGCCCAGTTCAAAGAGGCATACATCAATGCCTTTAACCAGATGGAGAAACAGCTTTCAAAGCCCGCTGTACCGAGCGACGTTGCACATAACGCCAGCGTACTCTATTCCTACATTTCATCAATTCATCAGGTCTGGTTGCAGCAGCTTTATCCCATGCTGGAAAAAGCTGAATCACCGCTGGCTGTAAGTCTGTATGACCGAATTAACGATGCGGCATTTCTTGCCCGTCTTATTCATTCGTCGCTGAACTCTTCAGAGGTAAGGGGGCGCAAATGATCCGGAATATTTTCAAACGTTTTACCAATCAGACTTTCCGTTGTCCTCGTCCGGGTCAGTGGTACACCACGCCTGCAGGGCATGTTCTACGTGTTAGCCTGGTTGACCGTGAATGTCAGAAGGTGGTTTGTGAACCGCTGGGCCGTAATTACCGCGTCAGTATGCCGCTTATAGCCTTTCGCTCCGGAAAAAACATGAAGCATCTCGGAGGTGCAGCATGAGTATGGAGCTGATGGTTAAAGCGATGAAAATTCGAGTGGGTAATCCATTGCGAAAACTGGTTCTGATCAAGCTGGCTGATAATGCCAGCGATCAGGGTGAGTGCTGGCCCAGCTACCAGCATATTGCTGACCAGTGCGAGATTAGCAAACGTTCTGTGATGAATCATATTGCGGCCCTTTGTGAGTCCGGGCTGGTAAAAAAAGTCACCCGGAAAGGTGAAAAAGGTAACTCAAGTAATATCTATCTCCTTCATCTTGATGGTGCAGGAGATTCACTAGGGGGTAGTGCAAATAATTCACTATCTGGTGCAGCAAATTCACCAGGTAGTGCAGGAGTTGCACCAGGGGGTAGTGCAGGAGATTCACCCAGAACCAGTCACTCTTTTGAACCAGTCAAAGAACCAGTCAATGAACCAATAGCTGTTGGTGCATCTGCTGATGAGTCTGTGCGAGTTCGTTCAAACCGACCGGAATACTCTCCGGAGTTTGAGCAGGCATGGCTGGCCTATCCCAAACGTGCTGGTGGCAATTTAAAATCTGCAGCCTTCAAAGCCTGGAAAGCCCGTTTGAATGAGGGGGTAAACCCCGAAACCATGCTGGAAGGTGTGAAACGCTACGCGGGCTGGGTATCTGCGATGGGTAACAGCGGCACACAATTTGTGAAACAGGCTGTCACGTTCTTTGGTCCGGATCGTCATTTCGAAGAATCCTGGGAAGTTCCTGCAGTATCTGCAGCCAGACGCGAGGACCCGTACTTCAAAGCCAGTTACGACAACGTGGACTACAGCCAGATCCCGGCAGGATTCAGGGGGTGATTATGAGTCTTTTGAATGAAGTTCAGAAATTCATTGAAGCCCATCCGGGGTGTACTTCCGGAGACATTGCAGATGCTTTTGCTGGTTACTCACGGCAGCGCGTTCTGCAGTCAGCAAGCAAGTTACGTCAGAGTGGGCGTGTGGCTCACCGTTGTGAAGGAGATACACGCAGACATTTCCCGCGCCTGACTGAGAGAGCGCAGGAGCCGGAACCACAATCTGTTCGTGAAACCAGACCTGTGCGCAATTTCTATGTCGGCACTAACGACCCCCGGGTGATTTTGTGCCTGACCCGCCAGGCTGAAGAACTGGAGTCCAGGGGCTTATTCCGTCGAGCTGCAACGGTGTGGATGGAGGCATTCCGTGAAAGCCACTCCCAGCCAGAACGAAACAATTTTCTGGCGCGTCGTGAGCGGTGCTTACGGAAAAGCAGCAAGCGCGCTGTATCGGGTGATGAATGGTATCTGTCAGGGAATTACGTGGGGGCTTAATGACGACGTTAACTCAATGTCAGCAGCAGGTGCTGGATATGCTGATTTCTTACCAGCAAGAACGTGGCTTCCCGCCAACCAATCAGGAGGTGGCAACCATGCTGGGATACCGTTCAGTGAATGCAGCGGTGGAGCATCTTCGCGCACTGGAGAAAAAAGGCGTCATCACGATAAAGCGTGGTGTGGCCCGGGGGATAACGCTTCATACTGCGATGAAGGACGACGACAGCGAGGCGGTCGGGATTATCCGCTCACTGCTTGCCGGTGAGGAAAACGCAAGGCTGCGTGCAACTCACTGGTTACATGAGAGAGGCCTGAAAGTATGAAGCTGATCCTGCCTTTCCCGCCCAGCGTGAACACGTACTGGCGACACCCCAACAAAGGGGCGTTTGCTGGTAAGAGCCTGATAAGCGCGGCGGGGCGAAAATTCCAGAGCGCGGCGTGCGCAGCAATAGTTGAGCAGTTACGTCGTCTGCCGAAACCAACGTCGGCACCTGCTTCAGTGGAGATCGTGTTGTTTCCTCCGGATAACCGGATCCGCGATCTGGACAACTATAACAAGGCGCTGTTTGACGCCCTGACCCACGCGGGGGTGTGGGAAGACGACAGTCAGGTGAAAAGAATGCTGGTGGAGTGGGGACCGGTTATCCCGGAAGGTAAGGTCGAGATCACTATCAGTAAGTACGAAAAAGCGAGTTGCAAATTAGCAACTCGGTAACGGAATTGAGCAACACCCTAAATTTGGGTATTACCTCGTTAAAGATACTGTATTTATGAACAGTGTATCCTTGATAACTATTAAAAATCGCAGTAAGTTCATCTTGCATCAACGAAAAGGGAGTGCAGTCCCGAAATTTGTGGAGAAACCAATGAATCAGTTGCTTGTAATTGATGGCGTTTCTGTGCGCCAGTACTTTGAATCTAACTACTGTCTTAACGACCTTCAGAAAGCTGCTCTTCTTGCCGCTGGTGAGAATCGCTCCTCCCGTTCGCTGGAAGTTCACGAGTTTATGCGTCGTCCTGAAACGAAGGCTCTTGTGGAATTACTGGAAGAAGAAACTACGGGAGATTCCCGTAGTATTCCTGTCATCACCATTCAGGGGCGCAATGGTGGGACGTATGTCTGTAAAGAGCTGGTCTATGCATATGCAATGTGGATCAGCCCGGCATTCAGCTTAAAAGTGATACGTACTTTTGATGCGCTTCATAATTCATCACCAGAAGAAACCACATCCGACAAAATTAAATCCGGGGTCATTCTGCTTGAATCAGCAGCAAAGACTCTAAATCTGTCAAACTCCTCGAAACTTGGTGCATACCAGAAATTATCAAAGGTAGCAGGTCTTCCTGAACTTATGCCGATCTATGCCATTGATGCACCTGCTGATGCGCCAGATGGTTCAAGCCGCCCTACGCTGTCGCTGAGTGCACTGCTGAAGCAGTATGGTATCCGCCTGACGGCTAATCAGGCATATCACCAGATGGCGAAGCTGGGGATCGTTGAACAACGCGAACGATACAGCCGTACCGCGATTAACAACATCAAAAAATTCTGGTCGCTGACGGCGAAAGGCTGCATGTTCGGCAAGAACATCACCAGTCCTGCAAATCCGCGCGAGACGCAGCCGCATTTCTTCGAATCCCGATTCCCTGAGCTGTTAAAGCTGCTCGATACCGTTCACTGATGGGAGGCGTGGAGCATGAGAATTACACCACCCCATCTGCAGCCAGTTTTATCCAGGGTTAAACGTTTTGTTGAACGAATGCCGGAAGGCGCAACACTGACCCAGATATCACAGAAAGTGCAGGCGTACAGTCTGCTGAATAAAAGGGATAAGGAGATACTCATTGGCATTATCCGCGACAGTGGACTTCTGGTCGTTGCGAATGATGGAAGAACTACAACGTTACATCATCCTAAATTTGGACATCAGGCAGTAAATAGTGAAATACCAGTAAAAACAGAGGAACCCGTTGTGATTAAAAAGACCGTTACTCCGGATGAATTACGCAGGCATGCTGAGGAGCTGATCAGGGCTGCGGAAGAAGCAGAGAAGAAATTTAATGATCGTGCGGAAATTAAAAAGCAACTGGATCCTCTGAAACTGGAAATCCTCCAGGCGTATGGAATGGCAAGTCGTAAATTTGATGAGTTTGTTGATGCTATGGCGGATATGGGGAAAGCGGTACAGAAACTGAAACAGATTGTGCTGTGAGGTTCTACGTTGAGAGCACTACTGACCCCTGAAATTGCCCCACGTATGGGGATCGTATTGTTCAGACCCGGTTCAGAGCTGATGCCCCTGTTTATGCAGGGGCGTGTCCTGCTGGAGCCTGAGCCGGAACGTTATTCATCTTTTGCCAGTGGTGCCGTTCCGGCGGCATCACAACCGCTGGCGGATGATCCTGCCGTTCGGGCTATGTTCCGCAATGAGGCGGTAATCCGTCGTGCTGGTGGCGTGGAATGTCTTGAAAGCTGGTTACTTCGTGAAAAAGGCTGCCAGTGGCCTCATTCCGACTGGCACAGCGAGAATATGACCACAATGCGACACGCTCCGGGCGCAATCCGTCTGTGCTGGCACTGCGATAACCAGCTGCGCGATCAGTTCACGGAACGGCTGGAATCAATGGCAACGGATAACTGTGCCCGGTGGGTGTTATCTGTCGTGCGTCGGGATCTCGGTTTTGATGATAGTCACGTTGTGACAATGCCGGAACTGTGCTGGTGGCTGGCTCGTAATGACCTGGCGGATGCCTTACCGGAAAGTGCAGCCCGTAAGGCACTGAGATTACCGACGCCTGTTGTGCCGTCTGTCACCCGGGAGTGTGACCTTGTGCCTTCGGTTCCTGCCACCAGCATCATCCAGGATAAAGCGAAAAAGGTGCTGGCGCTGAAAGTGGATCCGGAGTCGCCGGAGTCTTTTATGTTACGCCCCAAACGTCGCCGCTGGGTTAATGAAAAGTACACGCGCTGGGTTAAGACACAGCCGTGTGCATGTTGTGGAAAGCCTGCTGATGATCCCCACCACCTGATAGGTCACGGTCAGGGTGGAATGGGAACAAAAGCGCATGACCTTTTTGTGTTGCCTTTGTGCAGAAAGCATCACGACGAGCTGCATGCGGATACCGTGGCATTTGAAGAGAAGTATGGCTCCCAGCTGGAGCTGATATTTCGTTTTATCGATCGTGCGCTGGCAATTGGCGTTCTGGCCTGATTTTGTGGAGAAAGTTGATGCGTGATATTCAAATGGTTCTTGAACGTTGGGGGGCATGGGTGGCAAATAATCACGAGGATGTCACCTGGTCGTCTATTGCTGCAGGATTTAAAGGACTAATCCCTTCAAAAGTAAAATCCCGCCCGCAATGTTGTGACGATGACGCGATGATCATTTGTGGGTGCATGGCTCGCCTGAAAAAGAACAACAGCGATTTGCACGATTTATTAGTGGATTATTATGTAGGTGGTATGACGTTTATGGCGCTTGCCCGTAAACATGGGCGTTCTGATTGCTGGGTTGGGCGTTTATTGCAAAAGGCTGAAGGTGTAGTTGATGGCATGTTAATGATGTTAGAAATTGAGCTAGAGATGGATCGTTAGAAGACCTCTTATTGAGGGGGTAATTGAATCAGTTTAATGTGTGGGGAGTCGATTTATTTCTCCCCATTTTATTTAATTAATTTACTTAAGGTTTTAATTCATCAAGACGTTGTTGGATAGTGTTTTTGCTTGCGTTGTCTGTTATAGCCATTTGTTGTACTTGCCCCATTGCCATTTGAGTTTCCATCCACATATCGGCCCACACTTTTGTATCGTTATTAACTTGAGCGATAGTAAATCTGACTTTTGATACCGGGGTTGTTGAATAGGCATTGCCGATTAACATTTGTCCAAAAACAGCAGACCCGCCTTCCAGTTCTTTACCACATATAACACTGCTGTTATCCGCGTTGTAAATTATCAACCCTCTACTATTGCAGTAATTCACAAGGGCATCTTTGACTTTATCTTTTGTCGTATTTTGATAAACCCCCTCAGGTTTTCCTGATTGAGTTTTCTTTATCAATGGTACGGAAGAAGTACAACCTGAAATGATAGTTGCGCTAAGTAATAATACAGTCATTTTATTCATGTTTCTTATCCATTGTTAAGGGCATACCTACACAATTATTTTTATTGGAGATGAATAATCAACCGTTTACAATCGTAAAAAATCAAATATGCTGTTAAGAGTGGTTACTTCGCCACACAACTTAAACCCGCCGCTGAGCGGTTTTTTTGTACCTGTAAACTTGGTGCAGTACAGTAAACACGCTGGTGGTCGTGAATACTGACTTTTTATCTTGCTGGCTTTTTAGACAAGAGTTATTGGTATGTCATCTTAACCAGAAGGGAAAAAACATGCTAAAACAGCAAGATATGACAGAAACCGCCGCCGCAGTCCTTCATTTCTTACCTGCTGACAAGTGGGTAACGCCACGCATGATGACGAGAACTACCGGAGTAAGCGAAGTCCGGTGCCAGTTAATACTGACTCAGTTAGTTCTGGCGGGTCTGGCGAAGGATAACGGCGGGTACGGGAATAAATTCAGACGCTGCCAGTAATGGCGGTTTCCTGCTGTGAAAATGGGCGGCTGGTGGGTGTTGGTAGCACCTGCCAGCCATTCGCTCATGCTTACTGGTCACAAGCGAACCACGGCCCACTGCTTTAGCGCAAAAGCAGAGTGAGCCTACCAGAGTTACGCTTACTGATCCATGAAAAATACTGTAAAAATAAACAGTATTGATTTAATCAACGCTGATTGCCTGCATTTTATTCAGTCCCTGCCTGATGATTCCATTGACCTGATTGTTACCGATCCGCCTTACTTCAAGGTGAAACCCAACGGTTGGGACAATCAGTGGAAAGGGGACGAAGATTATCTTAAGTGGCTGGACCACTGTCTGGCCCAGTTCTGGCGGGTGTTGAAACCTGCCGGAAGTCTTTACCTGTTCTGTGAGCATCGCCTGGCATCTGATATTGAGATCATGATGCGTGAACGTTTCAACGTGCTTAACCATATCATCTGGGCGAAGCCGTCCGGACGTTGGAATGGGTGTAATAAAGAAAGTCTGCGCGCATATTTTCCTGCCACAGAGCGCGTTCTGTTTGCTGAACATTACCAGGGGCCATATCGCGGCAAAAGTGACGGCTATGCGGCAAAAGAAAGGGAACTCAAACAGCACATAATGGCACCGCTGATATCGTATTTCAGGGATGCTCGTGCCGAACTGGGAATAACGTCAAAACAGATAGCGGAAGCCACCGGAAAGAAAAACATGGCTTCGCACTGGTTTGGTACCAGTCAGTGGCAGTTACCGAACGAAGCTGATTACAACAAATTGCAGGCGTTGTTTGCGCGTGTTGCAGCAGAAAAACATCAGCGCGGTGAACTGGAGCAGCCACACCACCAGCTGGTCAGCACATACAGTGAACTGAACCGGCAGTATACGGAACTGCTGAGAGAATATAAAAATTTGCGGCGGTATTTCGGTGTGACTGTGCAGGTGCCGTACACCGATGTGTGGATGCATAAACCGGTGCAGTACTATCCCGGGAAACATCCGTGCGAAAAACCGGCAGAAATGTTGCAGCAGATAATCAGCGCAAGCAGTCGTCCGGGAGATCTGGTTGCAGATTTTTTCATGGGGTCGGGTTCGACGGTCAAAGCAGCGATGGCGCTGGGACGTCGTGCAATTGGCGTTGAGCTGGAGACTGAGCGTTTTGAGCAGACGGTCAAGGAAGTTCAGGATTTAGTCAGTCAGAACGGATGATATTGCAGAATTAGTTACGTACCGTTATTATCCTGCGCCCGGCCCTTTAGCTCAGTGGTGAGAGCGAGCGACTCATAATCGCCAGGTCGCTGGTTCAAATCCAGCAAGGGCCACCATAACATACCGCCATTAGCTCATCAGGAAGAGCAGACGACACGATAACAGGGTTGTTGGTGCGGGGTTCGAGTCCTCGATGGCGGTCCATTATCTGCATCATGCGTTGTTAGCTCAGTCGGACAGAGCAATTGCCTTCTAAGCAATCGGTCACTGGTTCGAATCCAGTACAACGCGCCATACTTATTTTCCTGGCTCGCTTTTGCGGGCCTTTTTTGTATCCGCGCCACGCCCGGCGCATATCAAAAACCACAGAGCTTTTCAGGGGGGAGCTTACTGGATGGTCAGTGTGACTTTCTCTGTGGGCTGGTCACCCCCGGGCGCAGGCTCACCCACTAAAAGGAAAAGTCACGATGTTTGGTATTTTCAAAAAGAAAACCCGCAGAGCAGCAACTGAAATTAAAAAGTTTGAGAAACGCGATCTGGCACAGGCGGTTATTAATGCTGCCTACCTGGTGGCCTATGCAGATGGTGAATGTGAGACTTCAGAGAAAGCGAAGATCGAACAGGTATTACGTAACCAGCCAGCATTGTCCGCATTTACGTCAGAAATTAATGCCATCAGTGCCACGATCACAGGTCAGCTTGACACCAATTTTAAAATTGGTCGTCGTGCAGCGTTGCGTGAAATTGAAGATGTGAAACACGATACGCGTGAAGCGGAAGATGTGCTGGATGTGGCGGTGGCCATTGCTGAAGCAGATGGTGAAATTGAGCCGGAAGAGCGTAAGGTTCTGGAAGAGATTGCTGGTGTTCTTGGCCTGCGACTGGAGAACCACCTGTGACGGTAAAACTGCGTCTGGCCGCTGTGGCACTCCTGCTGTTTCTGGTGGTGATGGTGGATTTCACCAGCAGGATCATGTCGGTGCTGGCGGATGGAGTGCTGGTGGTCGGTATTGTGGTGGTGCTTTTTCCTTTGGTGAAAAAGGACATGCCAGGTAGTTAACCGGGTATCAGTTACGCCCCGAAAATTTTAATTGTCTCACAATTCAGTCAGTTGACAGTTGCCTGTCAGACTGAGCATTTGTTAAAAAAATTTCGCATGGTGAATCCCCCTGTGCGGAGGGGCAATCAGCAAGTAGGTATATGGGATAATTGCGGATTCAGGTGCTGATACTGAATTCACCGGGAGGCACCCGGCACCATGCAGGTAAGCAGTGTAAATGTTTACATAAGCAAATCCCCTCACCGGAGGGGATTTTTTACGCCCAAAAATTCCGCGTATGGTGTTGAGATTGAAAGCCTGGTGCTGGAAATAAATGCACCGACATCATAATAAAAAAACGCCAGCACAGAAGAGAACGGGAAAACGAGTCTGACGCTGGCGTGGGGATATTCCCCGTGGAGAAATGATATGTAACACATATCGGGAGTATTTTTATATAAAAATGATAACCATTGTCAATCATAACGGTCAGGAATGATGACGTTTATGCATCAGAGCCATCAGTAATTAACGGGTGGCTTTTTTATTGTTGTCAGCTTCCGGATAACGGGAGACGGGGTATGTACCAGATGGAAAAAATCACAACAGGTGTGTCATACACCACGTCAGCGGTGGGGACGGGATACTGGTTACTGCAGCTGCTGGACAAAGTCTCTCCGTCCCAGTGGGTGGCAATAGGCGTGCTGGGGAGTCTGCTGTTTGGTCTGCTGACGTATCTGACGAACCTGTATTTCAAAATTAAAGAAGACCGGCGTAAGGCGGCGCGGGGAGAGTAGACGATGAACCATGAAGAAATGAATCAGCGCATAAGTTGCCTGGAAAATGAAATCACTGAACTGAATAAAAAACTGTCGGTGCTGATGGTTTCTGAAGATGAAAAAAAACGCCGCGATGAGCAGGAAGCAGCGTTTTACGATGATTGCATCAAAATTGCTCGCAGGACCTTTGCGAAGATTTTGCAGGAAAAGTTTTTACCGACCGCATTGTCAGAAAAGTACTCCATTACAGTTAAAAGTGCCGGAGAGGAAGGCAATAAACGTTATTTTATTGCGTCTGCACCGGATAAAGACCAGGAATGGGGGGATAATCGGCCATCTTTTATTGTGACAAGCGATGACTGGAATATCACGATCCGTGAAGATGGAAAAGTAACACCAGCATCGCACCAGCACAGTGAGGCGCTCATTGAATTTGCCATTGATTACCTGAAGAACAATAAAAAGCAGGGACTAATGAAGCGCATTGGTCGTTGCATGGGATATCTGCAGGTAGCTGCTGAGATTGAAGCGCTGGCCAGTGGTGCGGACAAGGATGCAGTTGTGCGGGAGGCTCTTCTTCGTGATTTTGATAATCCACCCTTTAAAAAAGTGCCTGCTTACTGGTTTCATCCAGGACTGACTTATCTTAAAGGACGTATATAAGCTGGCTCGTTATCTGTTGCCGGATAATCGACGGAAGATGCGTTCTTTTTGTGATTTGGCGTAATGATGATCCCACTCACATTCAAGGTAGTTTAATTCTTCGTTTAACCAGTCATTTATATTGTCTTTCAGACGTAGAAGCATGGCTGGTGTTAATATTCTGGACATAATGTCGAGAGTTGGTGGTGTGAGGTGTCCATACGGTTCAGCCTGAATGGATTTTACTGCTTCGTGGTTTTGCTGAATGAGTTTAAGGAATGCTGATTTAAATTGTTCATTCATGGCCTGCATGCAGGCGGTATATTTATGTTCATCGTTATACATTGCTAAATCCTCGACGGGAATTGTCAGATATATTTCAGCCATCAGGTAAAACACCAGTGCCCACCACTGGCGGGCTGAAGACTTAACATATCCAGGGATTCGGAACCGATAAATCCTGATAAATATCCATGAACACCAAAATCAAATACGGTCTGTCGGCTGCCGTTCTGGCGCTGATTGCCGCAGGTGCGCCTGCGCCTGAAATCCTCGACCAGTTTCTGGATGAAAAGGAAGGTAACCACACCACGGCATACCGTGATGGTGCGGGGATCTGGACCATCTGCCGTGGAGCCACCCGGGTGGATGGTAAGCCTGTTATTCCTGGCATGAAGCTGTCAAAGGAAAAATGCGACCGGGTTAACGCCATCGAACGTGACAAGGCGCTGGCATGGGTGGAGAAAAACATCAAAGTGCCGCTGACCGAACCCCAGAAAGCGGGGATCGCGTCATTCTGTCCGTATAACATTGGCCCCGGTAAGTGTTTCCCGTCGACGTTTTATAAACGAATTAATGCAGGTGATCGAAAAGGTGCCTGCGAAGCGATTCGCTGGTGGATTAAGGACGGTGGCAGAGACTGCCGTATCCGCTCAAATAATTGCTACGGTCAGGTATCCCGGCGAGATCAGGAAAGTGCGCTGGCGTGCTGGGGAATTGACAGATAAGCAGAATATTTTTGCTGAAAAATGACGTTGGCCAACGTGGGCGGATAACGCGAAATCCTGCGAACTGGCGAAATGTAAGTGAGTAAAGTCAAAACTGTTGTTTCACGCTGAGGCACCGCAATGGTGCCTTTGTCATTTTCTGCGCATCTCACGCGCATCTCACAACACAGAACCTTTCAGGATGACCCTTGAGGATACCGGTTTGGCTATCGGTGCTTTTCTGTGGGCCGGATTCCTGTGAGACAAGGTTCATCACTAAAAGGAAATAACCGATGAATATGATGACCGTGCCGTTTCACGGCAACTCTCTTTATGTGGTTAACCATAATGGCGAGCCGTACGTTCCCATGAAGCCTGTTGTTGCGGGGATGGGGCTAGCCTGGCAATCACAGTTGGCTAAGTTAAGACAGCGTTTTGCGTCAACTATAACGGAAATCATTATGGTTGCTGAGGATGGGAAACGACGCAATATGGTATCCCTGCCACTTCGAAAACTTGCGGGCTGGTTACAAACCATCAATCCCAACAAAGTTAAACCTGAAATCCGCGACAGGGTCATTCAGTATCAGGAAGAGTGCGACGATGTTCTCTATGAATACTGGACGAAGGGTTTTGTCGTTAATCCCCGTCGAATGAGCGTGATGGAAGAACTCAATCAGGTATGCGCTGACATGAAACGGGATAAAAAACATCGCCAGTTTGTTTGGTACCGGGCTGAGTGAGTGGAAGTCGGTTAAAGCTGCACATGTATCAAAAATTCGCACGTTGATAAACGAAGCGAATCTGCTGATTGATTTTGTCCTGGCTGATACAGGCAAAGGAAAAATCACAAAGACGGATTGATGGAGTGGTGACCAATGATATCAGACAAACTCATAACGCTGGCGAAGATCCTCTGTGTAATTGTCGGCATTTCATTTTCACTGATGCTGGTTGCTCTTTTTCTTTCCCTGGGCTGGATGATGTTGTCTTCGTCGGGGATGCTGGGGTGAGCATAAACCGAATGCTTTCCGCGTTTACCGTTATTCTGCTGGTGCTCTGTGGTGCGCTGTGTCTGGCAACAAACCATTACCGCGATAACGCCATCACTTACAAAGCGCAGCGCGATAAAAAAGTCAGTGAGCTGAAGCTGGCGAACGTCACCATTACTGATATGCAGCAGCGCCAGCACGATGTTGCTGCGCTCGATGCAAAATACTCGAGGGAATTAGCCGATGCGAGAGCTGAAAATGAAACTCTGCGTGCTGATGTTACCGCTGGTCGTAAGCGCCTGCGGATCAACGCCACCTGCTCAGGTTCCGTGCGTGAAGCCACCGCCACCGCCCGCGTGGGCAATGATGCCAGCGTCGAACTCTCTCAAGTTGCTGGACGAAACGTTCTCGGTATCAGAGACGGAATCATCAACGACCAGGCAGCATTGAGAACGCTTCAGGAATATATCCGTACTCAGTGCCTGAAATAGTTTTTTCAATGCGTTGTATCGTCGCCGTATTTCCGCATTAACAGAGACCGCAGCCCTACGGGGAGACTCCTCTGCGCGAGTGTGCGGGGATAATCAAAAACGATACACACCGGGGTTTACTGCGTTAACGGAGCGCGGCGTTGTCCCCTCATAGTCGCCTGGCCGGTGCGATGGTGGAAGAAACCGGAAATTTATTCAATAAAAAAACCTGCCGGGTTGTTACGGCAGGTTATGGCACATGCAGAAGAGAATGTTGTTGTTATGACGAATTTTTTATCAGATTTTAATGCAAGTATTCAATTCGAAATAACCGAGCCTGAATTACAATATATGTTATGAATTATTCTCTTATTTTTTGAGCCATTCAACAAGACTGGCATGGAGCCGTTACCCGATCTCCATAAAGGAATAACAGGAAATATCTTATTATTAAGCATTTCTGAATAATAAATGAGGTCGCTGGATTAATATATTGTCTTTTTAACTGGAGTTGCGGTAGTTTTGCCCGATGTTTTTTGATGACTTATTATTTATTCTTATGCAATATGCGATTTTAAGTATGTTAAGTCTTTATCGGATTGTTTATGTAAGCACGATGGTTAAATTTTATGATTCTCTGCCGTCTGACATGGATTGAATTTGCTCATTATTTGACTGGGTGAATACATCATAAAACGAAAACGGGGCAACTGCACTCGCAGGCTCTTTGTCAGTGTCGCTGGTGTGTTTTGGGGCTGATAACGATGAAGACCTCTCCCGGAGGAGATTCAGACATACCTGCACAAAGCCTGAATTGAAAAGCAACAGTTATAATGTGCAGTGCGGTGGGGATGAAAAATATGTGAGCATAATCAAAAAAACTGCTGTGTTGGAGCACAGCAGTAAAGGTACTGATAAGGGTAGAAGATTATTATTGTTATTCTTTTTTATTTTATATGACGGATGATTTCAATTCGGAATAAATACGACTAATAACTGCGACTTTTTGTAAATTCAGCAATATAAAGAAATGGTTATATGAACAGTTATCACAGAGCAGACGGTGTATCATTCTTTGTTACAGTTAACTGACGGGCACATTTTATGTCTGCTGCCAGCCTCCGGCGACAGGCTTCAATAACCCATGCCGAAAAGTTGCCGGAGCCTTTATGCTCAAGGGCGATATTGATCTGCTCAATCATGTGATTGGGAAAACGGATGTTACGGGTTGTTGTTTTGCTGGTTTTGTTCTTCGATGACATTGTCTTTTTCCATATTCACTGCAGTGTTCTGTATTGTCCAAAGATGTTTTTACTTAAATTTGATGCAGATCAATTAATGCATTGAGACCGAACTCATTATTTGTCCTCTTTCATGGTGAACTTGTCGGTTGAGATAACTTTTATTTAATTGATAATTATTATCATTTTCGGGTCCTTTCTGGCGATCCGGCCTGTTACGGGGCGGCGACCTCGCGGGTTTTCGCTATTTATGAAAATTTTCCGGGATCCATGTCCGGTTTCTCTTCAAGTTAACTATATGAAAAATATAAAAACAGGTTTTCTGTGAACCGGACATGAACAAAAATAGACATGTAAGCCGGACATGACCGGTTTTGTTGTGATTGTGAGGTGAGAGTTTTTGCGAGGTGAGGAGTGGCTACGCAGACTGAAGTTGCCAGGCATTTAAGTCTGACCGATCGCCAGCTTCGCAGATTGCAGAAATTGCCGGGTGCCCCGATATCGAATAAGAGAGGGCAACTGGATCTGGATGCCTGGCGCGATTTTTACATATCGTATCTGAGGAGAAGTAAAAACGATGTGCCTGATGGCGATAGCGAAGACGACTATGAGGAGAAATTGCTTATTGCCAGATGGGAACTGACAGCAGAACAGGCTGTTACACAGCAGTTAAAAAATGAGGTGTCAAAAGGAAAACTTATTGACACCGGGTTCTGTATTTTTGCCCTCAGTAAGCTGGCAATGGCGTTATCCAGTACGCTTGATTCCATCCCTTTATCCATGCAGCGACAGTTTCCTGATTTAACACCGCGCCATCTTGACCATCTGAAAACCCTTATTGCGAAGGGGGCAAATCAGTGTGCGCGGGCGGGGGATAAATTACCGGATTTACTCGATGAATATATCAGAGCAACAACTGAATAATATGATGAGCGCTGTCACAACAGCATTACAGCCCCTGATAAGGGCATTGCCGGTGACGCCAGTTGAATGGGCTGATCAAAATTATTATCTGCCTAAAGAATCTTCATATGGTGAGGGAGAATGGAAAACGCTGCCATTCCAGATCGCCATCATGAACAGCATGGGGAATGATCAGATCCGCACTGTTAATCTGATTAAATCTGCCCGTGTTGGCTATACAAAGATGTTGCTGGGGGTGGTCGGGTATTTTATTGAGCATAAATCCCGAAACAGTCTGCTTTTTCAGCCTACGGATTCTGCCGCTGAAGATTTTATGAAGTCTCACGTGGAGGCGACGATTCGGGACGTGCCATGCCTGAAAGACCTTTCCCCATGGCTGGGTCGTAAACATCGTGACAATACTCTCACGCTGAAACGCTTTTCATCGGGTGTGGGCTTCTGGTGCCTGGGCGGCGCTGCCGCCAAAAACTACCGTGAAAAATCCGTGGACGTGGTCTGCTATGACGAACTTTCCTCGTTCGAGCCGGATGTCGAAAAAGAGGGCTCGCCAACCCTGCTGGGGGATAAGCGTATTGAGGGCTCTGTATGGCCAAAATCCATTCGCGGCTCGACGCCTAAAATCAAAGGCACCTGTCAGATCGAAAAAGCCGCTAACGAGTCGGCACATTTCATGCGTTTTTATGTGCCCTGCCCGCACTGTGGGGAGGCGCAGTATCTGAAATTTGGCGATGAATCCACGCCTTTTGGCCTTAAATGGGAGAAGGACAGCCCCGAAAGCGTTTTCTACCTCTGTGAACATTATGGCTGCGTGATCCATCAGTCTGAGCTTGACCAGAGCAACGGGCGGTGGATCTGTGAAAACACGGGCATGTGGACCCGTGACGGCCTGATGTTTTTCTGCGCCCGGGGTGATGAAATTCCGCCGCCGCGCTCCATCACTTTCCATATCTGGACGGCGTACAGTCCGTTCACCACCTGGGTACAGATAGTCTATGACTGGCTGGATGCACTGAAAGATCCCAACGGCCTGAAAACCTTTGTGAACACCACGCTGGGCGAGACCTGGGAAGAGGCCGTGGGCGAAAAACTCGATCACCAGGTACTGATGGATAAGGTTGTGCGTTACACGGCGGCGGTGCCTGCCCGGGTGGTTTATCTGACGGCGGGCATTGACTCGCAGCGAAACCGTTTTGAGATGTATGTCTGGGGATGGGCTCCGGGAGAGGAAGCCTTTCTGGTGGATAAAATCATCATTATGGGGCGTCCCGATGAGGAAGAGACGCTGTTACGTGTGGATGCGGCGATCAACAAAAAATACCGCCATGCAGACGGAACCGAAATGACCATTTCCCGTGTCTGCTGGGACACCGGGGGGATCGATGGCGAAATCGTTTATCAGAGGTCAAAAAAACACGGTGTTTTCCGGGTGCTGCCGGTAAAAGGCGCATCTGTCTATGGCAAGCCGGTGATCACCATGCCAAAAACCCGCAATCAGCGGGGCGTGTATCTGTGTGAAGTGGGGACGGACACCGCAAAAGAAATTCTCTATGCCCGTATGAACGCTGAACCCACGCCTGCGGATGAAGCCACGTCGTATGCCATCCGTTTTCCTGATGATCCGGAGATTTTTTCGCAGACAGAAGCGCAGCAACTGGTCGCGGAAGAGCTTGTGGAGAAGTGGGAAAAAGGAAAGATGCGTCTGCTGTGGGATAACAAAAAGCGGCGTAACGAAGCGCTGGACTGTCTGGTGTATGCCTACGCGGCATTACGTGTGTCCGTGCAACGCTGGCAGCTTGATCTGGCTGTACTGGCAAAATCCCGGGAAGAAGAGACGACCCGGCCAACCCTTAAAGAACTGGCAGCGAAGCTGTCCGGAGGAGTGAATGGTTACAGTCGCTGAACTGCAGGCGCTGCGTCAGGCGCGCCTTGATTTATTAACCGGTAAACGGGTGGTGTCTGTCCAGAAAGATGGTCGCAGAATTGAATATACGGCAGCTTCTCTGGATGAGCTTAACCGGGCGATCAATGATGCGGAGTCGGTACTGGGGACAACCCGACGTCGCCGTCGTCCGCTGGGAGTGAGGTTATGAAACGAACGCCTGTCCTGATTGATGTGAACGGCGTTCCGCTTCGTGAGAGTCTCAGCTACAACGGGGGCGGCGCAGGATTTGGCGGGCAAATGGCTGAGTGGTTGCCACCGGCGCAGAGTGCCGATGCGGCCCTGCTGCCCGCGTTGCGTCTGGGGAATGCCCGGGCAGATGATCTGGTGCGCAATAACGGAATAGCGGCTAATGCGGTGGCTCTGCATAAGGATCACATTGTCGGGCATATGTTTCTGATCAGCTACCGTCCGAACTGGCGCTGGCTGGGGATGCGGGAGACCGCAGCAAAAAGCTTTGTCGATGAGGTGGAGGCGGCCTGGTCGGAATACGCCGAAGGGATGTCTGGCGAGATCGACGTGGAAGGAAAACGCACGTTCACGGAATTTATCCGTGAAGGTGTGGGCGTTCATGCGTTTAACGGCGAAATCTTTGTGCAGCCGGTCTGGGATACGGAAACCACGCAGTTATTCCGTACGCGTTTTAAAGCCGTGAGTCCGAAACGGGTGGACACGCCTGGACACGGTATGGGGAACCGTTTTCTGCGGGCTGGTGTGGAGGTCGATCGATATGGCCGTGCCGTCGCGTACCATATCTGTGAGGATGATTTTCCGTTCTCTGGTAGTGGACGATGGGAACGGATCCCGCGTGAACTTCCCACCGGGCGTCCGGCCATGCTGCATATTTTCGAGCCGGTGGAGGACGGGCAGACCCGTGGGGCTAATCAGTTTTACAGCGTCATGGAACGGCTGAAGATGCTCGATTCCCTGCAGGCAACACAGCTTCAGTCGGCCATAGTGAAGGCGATGTATGCAGCGACGATTGAAAGTGAACTTGATACCGAAAAGGCCTTTGAATATATCGCCGGCGCGCCACAGGAGCAGAAGGATAATCCGCTTATTAATATTCTGGAGAAGTTCTCCAGCTGGTATGACACGAATCACGTGACACTGGGCGGTGTCAAAATTCCGCACCTTTTCCCTGGTGATGATCTGAAACTACAGACTGCGCAGGATTCAGACAATGGATTTTCTGCGCTTGAACAGGCGCTTCTGCGGTATATCGCCGCCGGTCTTGGCGTTTCCTACGAACAGTTGTCCCGTGATTACTCGAAGGTCAGTTACTCAAGTGCCCGCGCCTCCGCCAATGAGTCGTGGCGCTATTTTATGGGGCGGCGAAAATTTATTGCGGCCCGGCTGGCCACGCAGATGTTTTCCTGCTGGCTGGAAGAGGCACTTCTTCGGGGGATTATTCGTCCGCCACGGGCACGTTTTGATTTTTATCAGGCGCGATCAGCCTGGTCACGGGCAGAGTGGATTGGTGCCGGAAGAATGGCCATTGACGGGCTCAAGGAAGTCCAGGAATCGGTGATGCGCATTGAGGCCGGACTGAGCACGTATGAGAAAGAGCTGGCGCTGATGGGCGAGGATTATCAGGACATTTTCCGCCAGCAGGTCAGGGAATCTGCAGAGCGGCAAAAAGCCGGACTCTCACGTCCGGTGTGGATAGCGCAGGCGTATCAGCAGCAGATAGCGGAGAGTCGCAGGCCGGAAGAGGAGACAACACCACGTGAGACGTAATCTTTCACACATTATTGCCGCAGCATTCAATGAACCGCTGCTTCTGGAGCCCGCCTATGCGCGGGTTTTCTTTTGCGCGCTCGGGCGCGAGATGGGGGCAGCAAGTCTTTCGGTACCACAACAGCAGGTACAGCTTGATGCTCCCGGAATGCTGGCTGAAACGGACGAGTACATGGCCGGAGGTAAACGACCGGCCCGTGTTTACCGGGTGGTGAACGGTATTGCGGTACTGCCGGTGACCGGCACGCTGGTGCACAGGCTGGGTGGTATGCGGCCATTTTCCGGAATGACAGGCTATGATGGCATTGTCGCCTGTCTTCAGCAGGCAATGGCGGATAGCCAGGTGCGGGGCGTACTGCTGGACATTGACAGTCCGGGCGGGCAGGCCGCCGGCGCGTTTGACTGCGCTGACATGATTTATCGCCTCCGCCAGCAGAAGCCGGTCTGGGCACTGTGCAATGACACGGCCTGTTCTGCAGCCATGCTGCTGGCGTCGGCCTGCTCCCGACGGCTGGTTACCCAGACATCCCGTATCGGCTCCATTGGCGTGATGATGAGCCATGTCAGCTATGCCGGGCATCTGGCACAGGCCGGTGTGGATATCACGCTGATTTACTCAGGGGCGCATAAGGTGGATGGCAATCAGTTTGAAGCCTTACCGGCAGAGGTTCGCCAGGACATGCAGAAGCGCATTGATGCGGCGCACCGGATGTTTGCCGAAAAAGTGGCGATGTATACCGGGTTGTCTGTGGATGCGGTCACGGGAACAGAGGCCGCCGTTTTTGAAGGTCAGTCCGGCATTGAGGCCGGGCTGGCGGATGAATTAATCAATGCGTCGGATGCCATCAGTGTGATGGCAACGGCGCTGAACACACATGATACAGGAGGCACTATGCCGCAATTAACTGCAACGGAAGCCGCCGTGCAGGAGAACCAGCGAGTAATGGGGATCCTGACATGCCAGGAAGCGAAAGGACGTGAACAGCTTGCCACGATGCTGGCAGGACAACAGGGCATGAGCGTTGAACAGGCCCGGGCGATTCTGGCCGCGGCGGCACCGCAGCAGCCGGTGGCATCCACGCAGAGTGAAGCCGATCGCATTATGGCGTGTGAAGAGGCGAAAGGTCGTGAACAACTGGCGGCAACGCTGGCGGCGATGCCGGAGATGACGGTGGAAAAAGCCCGCCCTGTCCTGGCTGCTTCACCGCAGGCGGATGCCGGACCCTCACTCCGTGATCAGATCATGGCACTGGATGAGGCAAAAGGGGCTGAGGCGCAGGCTGAACAGCTGGCTGCCTGCCCGGGAATGACCGTGGAGAGCGCCCGGGCTGTGCTGGCTGCGGGATCAGGTAAGGCAGAGCCGGTCTCTGCATCCACAACCGCCATGTTTGAACATTTCATGGCGAACCATTCACCGGCAGCGGTACAGGGTGGCGTGCCACAGACGTCAGCAGACGGTGATGCGGACGTGAAAATGCTCATGGCCATGCCATGAAGTCAGTGCTGACCATCAACAGGAGGTTTTTACAATATGGTAACGAAAACCATCACTGAACAGCGTGCGGAAGTACGTATTTTTGCAGGTAATGATCCGGCTCACACCGCCACAGGCAGCAGCGGGATTTCCTCGGCAACACCGGCACTGACGCCCCTGATGCTGGATGAAGCCAGCGGGAAACTGGTGGTCTGGGACGGACAGAAAGCCGGTAGTGCGGTTGGCATACTGGTACTGCCGCTTGAAGGCACAGAGACGGTACTGACCTATTACAAGTCGGGGACCTTTGCGACGGAGGCAATCCGCTGGCCTGAAAGTGTGGATGAACACAAAAAGGCAAATGCCTTTGCCGGCAGTGCCCTGAGTCACGCGGCGCTGCCGTAACACGTTATCAGGCCACCGCGGTGGCCTGACTGATTTCTGAATGAAAGGAACTGATTTATGGGATTGTTTACGACCCGCCAGTTGCTCGGTTATACCGAACAAAAAGTGAAATATCGTGCGCTGTTTCTGGAGCTGTTTTTCCGCCGTACGGTGAATTTCCATACCGAAGAGGTGATGCTGGACAAAATTACCGGAAAAACGCCGGTGGCGGCCTATGTTTCCCCGGTTGTTGAAGGAAAAGTGCTGCGTCATCGTGGTGGTGAAACCCGCGTGTTACGTCCGGGCTACGTCAAGCCGAAACACGAATTTAATTACCAGCAGGCGGTTGAGCGTCTTCCCGGTGAAGATCCGGCTCAGCTGAACGACCCGGCCTACCGTCGTCTGCGTATCATCACAGATAACCTCAAACAGGAAGAGCACGCCATTGTCCAGGTGGAAGAAATGCAGGCGGTGAATGCCGTGCTGTATGGCAAATACACCATGGAAGGAGACCAGTTCGAGAAAATTGAGGTTGATTTTGGACGCTCTGAAGGAAATAACATTGAGCAGGCCGACGGTAAAAAATGGTCTGAGCAGGACCGTGATACGTTTGATCCGACGCATGATATTGACCTTTACTGCGATCAGGCCAGCGGTCTTGTGAATATTGCCATTATGGACGGTACTGTCTGGCGTCTGCTGAATGGCTTTAAGCTTTTCCGCGAAAAACTGGATACCCGTCGCGGCTCAAATTCACAACTCGAAACGGCAGTGAAAGACCTGGGGGCTGTGGTGTCTTTCAAAGGGTATTACGGTGATCTGGCCATTGTGGTGGCAAAAACGTCTTATGTGGCAGAAGACGGTACCGAAAAACGTTATCTGCCGGAGGGTACACTGGTCCTGGGGAATACGGCAGCAGAGGGCATTCGTTGCTATGGTGCCATTCAGGATGCACAGGCGTTGTCCGAAGGTGTGGTGGCCTCTTCCCGTTATCCGAAACACTGGCTGACCGTGGGCGATCCGGCCCGTGAATTTACCATGACGCAGTCCGCACCGCTGATGGTGCTGCCAGATCCGGATGAGTTTGTGGTGGTGCAGGTGAAATAATCCGTGAGCGGGGGCGAAATGCCCCCGTGTCTTTTTTCACAGGGGGCTGATATGGCAACAAAAGAAGAAAATCTGAATCGTCTTCGTCAACTGGCTGGCCTGCTGGGGCGCGAGGCGGATATATCGGGGAGTGCTGCGGATATTGCGCAACGTGTGTCTGAGTGGGAAGAGGAGCTTGCTGCTTCCCGGGAGGGCATTATGCCTGGTGATGAGAGCGGGCCTGAGCAAAATCACACAGACGATGGTGAGCAGTTGCACAACACTGATGCTACGGATGATGTTAAAGCGGTTCGTGTGCGGAAATGCCTGCATGTGATGGGGTATTGCCCGGAGACAGGCCGTCCCGTTGAACTGACGTACCGGGGCATGCGTGTTCTGGTGCCATCACCACTGGCGACAGCCATGATACAGCACGGAACGGCTGAGCATGCGTGATTTTCAGAATGCCTTTGATGCTGCCCTTGCCGGGGTGGACAGCACGATTATTGAAGTGATGGGGCTCTGTGCGCAGTTCACCTCGGGGGCACAGTGTGGCAGCGAAGTTCAGGGGGTTTTTGACGATCCGGAGTCGCTGGGGTTTGCCGGTAGCGGGGTCCGTATTGAAGGAAGCTGCCCGTCATTATTTGTACGGACGGATACGGTTCGTGCTGTGCGGCGTGGTGACACGCTGACCATTAATGGTGAGACATTCTGGGTGGATCGTGTTTCTCCGGATGACGGGGGCAGTTGTTATCTCTGGCTCAACCGTGGGCAACCACCGGCAGTTAACCGGCGACGATAAACGCAGGGTGAATTATGGCGATAAAAGGGCTTGATCAGGCGATTGAAAATCTGAGCCGGGTTCGTAAAAACGCCATTCCGGCGGCTTCAGCAATGGCCATTAACCGCGTGGCCACAACGGCGATTAATCAGTCTTCGTCACAGGTTGCCCGGGAGACCAGGGTGAGCCGGAAACTGGTAAAGGAACGGTCCAGACTGAAACGGGCCACGGTCAGAAATCCGAATGCCAAAATTATCGTTAAACGCGGTGATCTCCCGGTGATTAAGCTGGGGATCAGGATGCTGGGCCGTCGTCCGAACAGCATACTCAAAGCCGGTCAGCATCGTTATCAGCGGGCATTTATTCAGCGATTAAAAAATGGTCGCTGGCATGTAATGCAGCGTGTGGCCGGGAAAAACCGTTACCCCATTGATGTGGTGAAAATCCCGATGGCGGCCCCACTGAAACAGGCGTTTGATGAAAACGTTGACCGTATCCGGCGTGAACGCCTGCCCGGAGAACTGGCATATGCGCTGAAACAACAACTGAGGATTGCGATAAAACGATGAAACATACTGATATCCGTGCTGCAGTGCTGGATGCACTGGAGCAGCATGAACACGGGGCGACGCTGTTTGATGGTCGCCCCGTTGTTTTTGACGAAGAGGATTTTCCCGCGGTCGCGGTTTATCTGACGGATGCAGAGTATACCGGTGAAGAGCTGGATGCAGATACCTGGCGGGCCACACTGCATATTGAGGTGTTTTTACCGGCACAGGTACCGGATTCAGAGCTTGATCAGTGGATGGAAAGCCGGATTTACCCGGCGATGGCGGCGATCCCTGCACTGGCAGGCATGATTACCACGATGGTTACGCAGGGCTATGACTATCGTCGTGATGACGATATGGCATTGTGGAGTTCTGCAGATCTGACTTATTCCATTACATACGAGATGTGAGGACGATATGGCAACACCAAATCCCCTGGCGCCGGTAAAAGGTGCCGGTACCACACTGTGGGTTTACACCGGCACGGGTGATGCTTATGCAAACCCGTTGTCAGACGATGACTGGCAGCGACTGGCTAAGGTGAAGGATCTGACACCCGGCGAGATGACGGCAGAATCCTACGATGATAACTACCTGGATGATGAAGACGCGGACTGGACCGCGACCGGGCAGGGACAGAAATCTGCGGGTGATACCAGTTTTACGCTGGCCTGGAAACCGGGAGAGGAAGGCCAGAAAGGGCTTATAGGCTGGTTTGAAAGCGGCGATGTCCGGGCCTATAAAATCCGTTTTCCGAATGGCACGGTGGATGTGTTTCGTGGCTGGGTCAGCAGTATCGGTAAGGCCGTGACGGCGAAAGAAGTGATCACCCGAACAGTGAAAGTTACCAACGTGGGCAAACCCTCCGTGGCGGAAGAACGCAGCGAAATTACGCCGGTCACTGCAATTAAGGTGACGCCGACATCCGGTACCGTGGAAAAAGGGAAAGCAACCACCCTGACTGTTTCTTTTGAGCCGGAAAGTGCAACCGACAAGACGTTCAGAGCGGTTTCCGCCGATCCGTCAACGGGAACCATTGCTGTGAAAGATATGGTGATCACTGTGACGGGGGTTAAGGCTGGAAAAGTGAGTATCCCCGTGATTTCCGGTAATGGTCAGTTTGCCACGGTAGCTGAAGTCACCGTTACTGAAGCGGGCGCTGCAGGGTAAACGGAGGTTATACATGTTTCTGAAAACAGAACAATTTGAATATAACGGTGTGTCTGTCACGCTTTCTGAGCTGTCTGCGCTGCAGCGTATTGAGCATCTTGCCCTCCTGAAACGGCGGGCAGAAGAGTCTGAAGTCAGCGGCAACCTGCAGGTGAGCGTGGAAGACCTTGTCAGAACCGGGGCGTTTCTGGTGGCGATGTCCCTGTGGCATAACCATCCGCAGAAAACGGAGTCACCGTCAATGAATGAGGCCGTGATGAAGATAGAGCAGGAAGTGCTCACCACCTGGCCTGCCGATGCCGTTGCCCGGGCGGAAGAAGTGGTGTTGTGCCTGTCCGGGATGAGTGAGCCTGTTCATGTGGATACGGATATCACCGAAGTGGCGAAAAATAATGCGCTTACTGATGATGATTTTTCTGCGGGAAAGTCTTCGACGGCGAGCTGAATTTTGCCCTCAGACTGGCGCGTGAGATGGGGAGGCCTGACTGGCGCGCCATGCTTGCCGGGATGACATCCACCGAATATGCCGACTGGCACCGTTTTTACCGCACGCATTATTTTCACGATACCCAACTGGATATGCATTTTTCCGGGTTGACGTACACCGTACTCAGCCTGTTTTTTTGCGATCCGGATATGTATCCCTCGGACTTCAGTCTGCTTGCCCCCCGGCGTGAGGAAGAGCAGACGGAAATGCCGGATGAGGAAAAAATGCTGATGCAGAAAGCGGCAGGACTTGCCGGAGGCATCCGGTTTGGTGGGGAAGGAGGGGGCGATATTTCACCTTCTGCGGATGTGGTGGATGTCAGTGAGGATGATGTCGCATTAATGATGGCTTCAGCGGGGATTCCTGGAGGTGTGAGATATGTCCCAGCCGGTTGGTGATCTTGTTATTGACCTGAGTCTGGATGCGGTCCGTTTCGATGAGCAGATAAGCCGGGTAAGGCGTCATTTTTCAGGACTGGATACCGACGCCAGAAAAACCGCCAGTGCTGTTGAACAGGGCCTGAGCCGTCAGGCGCTGGCTGCACAAAAAGCCGGGATTTCCGTCGGGCAGTATAAAGCGGCCATGCGTACCCTGCCTGCACAGTTTACGGATATCGCCACGCAGCTTGCCGGTGGTCAGAATCCCTGGCTGATCCTGCTGCAACAGGGCGGTCAGGTGAAGGACGCCTTCGGCGGGATGATCCCCATGTTCAGGGGGCTTGCCGGTGCGATCACCCTGCCGATGGTCGGGGTCACCTCGCTGGCGGTGGCGACAGGTGCGCTGGCGTATGCCTGGTACCAGGGGGATTCCACGCTTTCAGCGTTTAATAAAACCCTGGTTCTTTCCGGTAATCAGTCCGGACTGACTGCCGATCGCATGCTGACGCTCTCCAGAGCCGGACAGGCAGCAGGGCTGACGTTTAACCAGGCGAGCGAGTCACTGGCAGCCCTGGTGAATGCCGGTGTGCGTGGTGGTGAACAGTTTGATGCCATCAACCAGAGTGTGGCGCGTTTTGCTTCTGCATCCGGTGTGGAAGTGGACAAGGTTGCAGAGGCTTTTGGAAAGCTGACCACCGACCCGACGTCGGGACTGATGGCTATGGCGCGCCAGTTCCGTAACGTGACGGCAGAGCAGATTGCGTATGTTGCGCAGCTGCAGCGTTCGGGGGATGAGGCAGGGGCCTTACAGGCGGCGAACGATATCGCCACAAAAGGCTTTGATGAGCAGACCCGTCGCCTGAAAGAAAACATGGGGACGCTGGAAACCTGGGCGGATAAAACCGGGAAGGCATTCAAATTGATGTGGGATGCCATCCTGGATATCGGTCGTCCTGAATCCTCAGCGGATATGCTCGCCAGTGCGCAGAAGGCATTTGATGAGGCGGATAAAAAATGGCAGTGGTACCAGAGCCGGAGTCAGCGCCGGGGAAAGACCTCCTCTTTCCGTGCCAACCTTCAGGGTGCATGGGATGACCGTGAAAATGCCCGTCTGGGGCTGGCGGCAGCCACGCTGCAGTCGGATATGGAAAAAGCCGGTGAACTGGTGGCAAGGGACCGGGCTGAGCGTGAGGCGTCACAGCTGAAGTATACCGGAGAGGCGCAGAAGGCGTATGAGCGCCTGCTGACGCCACTGGAGAAATATACTGACCGGCAGGAAGAGCTGAATAATGCCCTGAAAGACGGGAAAATCCTGCAGGCGGATTACAACACGCTGATGGCGGCGGCGAAAAAGGATTATGAATCGACGCTGAAAAAACCGAAGTCGTCAGGTGTCAAAGTGTCAGCCGGGGAGCGTCAGGAAGACCGGGCGCATGCAGCCCTGCTGACGCTTCAGGCAGAACTCCGGACGCTGGAGAAGCATGCCGGAGCGAATGAGAAAATCAGCCAGCAGCGCCGGGATTTGTGGAAGGCGGAGAGTCAGTTCGCGGTACTGGAGGAGGCGGCGCAACGTCGCCAGCTGTCTGTACAGGAGAAATCCCTGCTGGCGCATAAAGACGAGACGCTGGAGTACAAACGCCAGCTGGCTGCACTTGGTGACAAGGTTACGTATCAGGGGCGCCTGAACACGCTGGCGCAGCAGGCGGATAAATTCGCACAGCAGCAACGGGCAAAACGGGCCGCCATTGATGCGAAAAGCCGGGGGCTGACTGACCGGCAGGCAGAACGGGAAGCCACGGAACAGCGCCTGAAGGAACAGTATGGCGATAATCCTCTGGCGCTGAATAACGTCATGTCAGAGCAGAAAAAGACCTGGGCGGCTGAAGACCTGCTTCGCGGGAGCTGGATGGCAGGCCTCAGGTCCGGCTGGAGCGAGTGGAAAGAGAGCGCCACGGACAGTATGTCGCAGGTTAAAAGTGCTGCCACGCAGACCTTTGATGGTATTGCACAGAATATGGCGGCGATGCTGACCGGCAGTGAACAGAACTGGCGCAGCTTCACCCGTTCCGTGCTGTCCATGATGACAGAAATTCTGCTTAAGCAGGCAATGGTGGGGATTGTCGGGAGTATCGGCAGCGCCATTGGCGGGGCTGTTGGTGGCGGCGCATCCGCGTCAGGCGGTACAGCCATTCAGGCCGCTGCGGCGAAATTCCATTTTGCAACCGGAGGATTCACAGGAACCGGCGGCAAATATGAGCCAGCGGGGATTGTTCACCGTGGTGAATTTGTCTTCACGAAGGAGGCAACCAGCCGGATTGGTGTCGGCAACCTGTACCGCCTGATGCGGGGCTATGCGGAAGGTGGTTATGTGGGCGGTGCCGGAAGTCCGGCGCAGATGCGGCGGGCTGAAGGCATTAATTTTAATCAGAACAATCACGTGGTGATTCAGAACGACGGTACGAATGGTCTGCCAGGTCCACAGATGATGAAGGCAGTGTATGACATGGCCCGCAAGGGTGCCCGTGATGAAATTCAGACACAGATGCGTGATGGTGGCCTGTTCTCCGGAGGTGGACGATGAAAACCTTCCGCTGGAAAGTGAAACCCGGTATGGATGTGGTTTCGGCCCCTTCCGTCAGGAAAGTGCGCTTTGGTGATGGCTATTCCCAGCGAGCGCCTGCCGGGCTGAACGCTGACCTGAAAACGTACAGCGTGACGCTGTCTGTCTCCCGTGAGGAGGCCACGGCGCTGGAGTCGTTTCTGGCTGAGCACGGGGGCTGGAAAGCCTTTCTGTGGACGCCGCCTTATGAGTGGCGGCAGATAAAGGTGACCTGCGCAAAATGGTCGTCGCGGGTCAGTATGCTGCGTGTTGAGTTCAGCGCAGAGTTTGAACAGGTGGTGAACTGATGCAGGATATCCGGCAGGAAACACTGAATGAATGCACCCGTGCGGAGCAGTCGGCCAGCGTGGTGCTCTGGGAAATCGACCTGACAGAGGTCGGTGGAGAACGTTATTTTTTCTGTAATGAGCAGAACGAAAAAGGTGAGCCGGTCACCTGGCAGGGGCGACAGTATCAGCCGTATCCCATTCAGGGGAGTGGTTTTGAACTGAATGGCAAAGGCACCAGTACGCGCCCCACGCTGACGGTTTCTAACCTGTACGGTATGGTCACCGGGATGGCGGAAGATCTGCAGAGTCTGGTCGGCGGAACGGTGGTCCGGCGTAAGGTTTACGCCCGTTTTCTGGATGCGGTGAACTTCGTCAACGGAAACAGTGACGCCGATCCGGAGCAGGAGGTGATCAGCCGCTGGCGCATCGAGCAGTGCAGCGAACTGAGCGCGGTGAGTGCCTCCTTTGTACTGTCCACGCCGACGGAAACGGACGGCGCTGTTTTTCCGGGACGTATCATGCTGGCCAACACCTGCACCTGGACCTATCGCGGTGATGAGTGCGGTTATAGCGGTCCGGCTGTCGCGGATGAATATGACCAGCCAACGTCCGATATCACGAAGGATAAATGCAGCAAATGCCTGAGCGGTTGTAAGTTCCGCAATAACGTCGGCAACTTTGGCGGCTTCCTTTCCATTAACAAACTTTCGCAGTAAATCCCATGACACAGACAGAATCAGCGATTCTGGCGCACGCCCGGCGATGTGCGCCAGCGGAGTCGTGCGGCTTCGTGGTGAGAGCGCCGGAGGGGGAAAGATATTTTCCCTGCGTGAATATTTCCGGTGAGCCGGAGGCGTATTTCCGTATGTCGCCGGAAGACTGGCTGCAGGCAGAAATGCAGGGTGAGATTGTGGCGCTGGTCCACAGCCACCCCGGTGGTCTGCCCTGGCTGAGTGAGGCCGACCGGCGGCTGCAGGTGCAGAGTGATTTGCCGTGGTGGCTGGTCTGCCGGGGAGTGATTCATAAGTTCCGCTGTGTGCCGCATCTCACCGGGCGGCGTTTTGAGCACGGGGTGACAGACTGTTATACGCTGTTCCGCGATGCCTATCATCTTGCAGGTATCGATTTGCCGGATTTTTACCGACATGATGACTGGTGGAAATCAGGTCAGAATCTCTATCTGGATAATCTGGAGGCCACAGGGCTGTATCAGGTGCCGTTGTCATCAGCACAACCGGGCGATGTGCTGCTGTGCTGCTTTGGTTCATCGGTGCCGAATCATGCCGCCATTTACTGTGGTGACGGCGAGCTGCTGCACCATATTCCTGAACAACTGAGCAAACGAGAGAGGTATACCGACAAATGGCAGCGACGCACACACTCCCTCTGGCGTCACCAGGCATGGCACGCATCTGCCTTTACGGGGATTTACAACGATTTGGCCGCCGCATCGATCTGCGTGTGAAAACGGGGGCCGAAGCCATCCGGGCGCTGGCCACACAGCTCCCGGCGTTTCGTCAGAAACTGAGCGACGGCTGGTATCAGGTACGGATTTCCGGGCGGGACGTCAGCACGTCCGGATTGACGGCGCAGTTACATGAGGTTCTGCCTGACGGCGCTGTGATTCATATTGTTCCCAGAGTCGCCGGGGCCAAGTCAGGTGGCGTATTCCAGATTGTCCTGGGGGCTGCCGCCATTGCCGGATCATTCTTTACTGCCGGAGCCACCCTTGCAGCATGGGGGGCAGCCATTGGGGCCGGTGGTATGACCGGTATCCTGTTTTCTCTCGGTGCCAGTATGGTACTTGGTGGTGTGGCGCAGATGCTGGCACCGAAAGCCAGAACTCCCCGTACACAGACAACGGATAACGGTAAGCAGAACACCTATTTCTCCTCACTGGATAACATGGTTGCCCAGGGCAATGTTCTGCCTGTTCTGTACGGTGAAATGCGCGTGGGGTCGCGGGTGGCTTCTCAGGAGATCAGCACGGCAGACGAGGGGGACGGTGGTCAGGTTGTGGTGATTGGTCGCTGATGCAAAATGTTTTATGTGAAACCGCCTGCGGGCGGTTTTGTCGTTTATGGAGCGTGAGGAATGGGTAAAGGCAGCAGTAAGGGGCATACCCCGCGCGAAGCGAAGGACAACCTGAAGTCCACGCAGTTACTGAGTGTGATTGATGCCATCAGCGAAGGGCCGATTGAAGGTCCGGTGGATGGATTAAAAAGCGTGCTGCTGAACAGTACGCCGGTGCTGGACACTGAGGGGAATACCAACATCTCCGGTGTCACGGTCGTGTTCCGGGCAGGTGAGCAGGAGCAGGCACCGCCGGAGGGATTTGAATCCTCCGGTTCCGAGACGGTGCTGGGTACGGAAGTGAAATACGACACGCCGATCACCCGGACCATCACATCTGCAAACATTGACCGTCTGCGCTTTACCTTCGGTGTGCAGGCACTGGTGGAAACCACCTCAAAGGGGGACCGGAATCCGTCGGAAGTCCGCCTGCTGGTTCAGATCCAGCGTAATGGTGGCTGGGTGACGGAAAAAGACATCACCATTAAGGGCAAAACCACCTCGCAGTATCTGGCCTCGGTGGTGGTGGGTAACCTGCCGCCGCGCCCGTTCAATATACGGATGCGCAGGATGACGCCGGACAGCACCACAGACCAGCTGCAGAACAAAACGCTCTGGTCGTCATACACTGAAATCATCGATGTGAAACAGTGCTACCCGAACACGGCACTGGTCGGCGTGCAGGTGGATTCGGAGCAGTTCGGCAGCCAGCAGGTGAGCCGTAATTATCATCTGCGCGGGCGCATTCTGCAGGTGCCGTCGAACTATAACCCGCAGACGCGGCAATACAGCGGTATCTGGGACGGAACGTTTAAGCCGGCATACAGCAACAACCCGGCCTGGTGTCTGTGGGATATGCTGACCCATCCGCGCTACGGCATGGGGAAACGTCTTGGTGCGGCGGATGTGGACAAATGGGCGCTGTATGTCATCGGCCAGCATTGCGATCAGTCGGTGCCGGACGGTTTTGGCGGCACGGAGCCGCGCATCACCTGTAATGCGTACCTGACCACACAGCGCAAGGCGTGGGATGTGCTCAGTGATTTCTGCTCGGCGATGCGCTGTATGCCGGTATGGAACGGGCAGACGCTGACGTTCGTGCAGGACCGACCATCAGATAAGGTGTGGACCTATAACCGCAGTAATGTGGTGATGCCGGATGATGGCGCGCCGTTCCGCTACAGCTTCAGCGCCCTGAAGGACCGCCATAATGCCGTTGAGGTGAACTGGATTGACCCGGACAACGGCTGGGAGACGGCAACAGAGCTTGTGGAGGACACGCAGGCCATTGCCCGTTACGGTCGTAACGTCACGAAGATGGATGCCTTTGGCTGTACCAGCCGGGGGCAGGCGCACCGCGCCGGGCTGTGGCTGATTAAAACGGAACTGCTGGAAACGCAGACCGTGGACTTCAGCGTGGGTGCCGAAGGGCTTCGCCATGTACCGGGCGATGTTATTGAAATCTGTGATGATGACTATGCCGGTATCAGCACCGGTGGTCGTGTGCTGGCGGTGAACAGCCAGACCCGGACGCTGACGCTCGACCGTGAAATCACGCTGCCATCCTCCGGCACCACGCTGATAAGCCTGGTTGACGGAAATGGCAATCCGGTCAGCGTGGAGGTTCAGTCCGTCACCGACGGCATGAAGGTGAAAGTGAGCCGTGTTCCTGACGGCGTTGCCGAATACAGCGTGTGGGGGCTGAAGCTGCCGACGCTGCGCCAGCGCCTGTTCCGCTGCGTGAGTATCCGTGAGAACGACGACGGCACGTATGCCATCACTGCCGTGCAGCATGTACCGGAAAAAGAAGCCATCGTGGATAACGGGGCGCACTTTGACGGCGACCAGAGCGGCACGGTGAATGGTGTCACACCGCCAGCGGTGCAGCACCTTACCGCCGAAGTCACCGCAGACAGCGGGGAGTATCAGGTACTGGCCCGCTGGGACACGCCGAAGGTGGTGAAGGGCGTGAGCTTCATGCTTCGCCTGACCGTGGCAGCGGACGACGGCAGTGAGCGGCTGGTCAGCACAGCCCGGACGACGGAAACCACATACCGCTTCAGACAACTGGCGCTGGGGCGTTATATGCTGACGGTCCGGGCGGTAAATGCCCGGGGGCAGCAGGGTGATCCGGCGTCGGTATCGTTCCGGATTGCGGCACCGGCAGCGCCTGTCACTATTGAACTGATACCGGGGTATTTTCAGATAACGGCGGTCCCGAAACTGGCTGTATATGACCCGACGGTACAGTTTGAGTTCTGGTTATCGGAAAAGCGGATTATCGATATCAGGCAGGTTGAAACCACAGCCCGCTATCTTGGTACGGCGCTGTACTGGATAGCCTCCGGACCGGATATTGAGCCGGGCAATAATTATTATTTTTACGTTCGCAGTGTGAATACCGTCGGCAAATCGGCATTTGTGGAGGCTGTTGGCCAGCCGGGTAACGATGCTGAGGTGTATCTCAATTTTTTTGAAGGGAAAATAAACAGCACCCTGCTGGGGCAGGAGCTGAACGATCGTATTAATGCCTCGGCATTGCGCAGTGAAGTTGAGCAACTGGAGGATGAGATCAATCAGCAGATAGAGAGTGATATTGCTGAAGTGACCCAAAAAATCGGGGAGACAGAAAACAGCCTCACACAGCTGGTTGCGAAAAAAAATGATGAGCTGTCACTGGGTATATCACAGGTGAGCCAGAGAGTGGATAACGTCAGCAGCGAACTCACGCAGACGGTCAGTCAGAGTAATGAGGAGAATGCACGCCAGATAGCGCAGGTTCGCCAGTATGTGGATCAAAAAAGCAGTGAAATCATGACGACAACGGACCAGAAGCTGGGAGATCAGGAGGCCACCATCCAGCAGATACAAAAGGTTCAGACGGACACCAGTAATAACCTGAACAGTATGTGGGCCGTGAAACTGCAGCAGATGCAGGATGGTCGCCTTTATATTGCGGGTATCGGTGCCGGTATTGAGAACACCCCTGACGGCATGCAGAGCCAGGTGCTGCTGGCGGCAGACAGGATTGCGATGATTAATCCTGCGAATGGCAACACAAAGCCGATGTTTGTTGGTCAGGGCGATCAGATATTCATGAACGACGTGTTCCTGAAACGCCTGACGGCTCCCACCATTACCAGCGGCGGCAATCCGCCGGTATTTTCCCTGACACCGGACGGGCGGCTGACGGCGAAAAATGCCGATATCAGCGGTAACGTGAATGCGAACTCCGGGACGCTCAACAACGTCACGATTAACGAGAACTGTCGGGTTCTGGGAAAACTGTCCGCCAACCAGATTGAAGGCGATCTCGTTAAAACAGTGGGCAAAGCTTTCCCCCGGGACTCCCGTGCACCGGAACGGTGGCCATCAGGGACCATCACCGTCAGGGTTTATGACGATCAGCCGTTTGACCGGCAGATTGTTATTCCGGCGGTGGCATTCAGCGGCGCTAAACATGAGCGGGAGAATAACGATATTTATTCGTCATGCCGCCTGATAGTACGGAAAAACGGTGCTGAAATTTATAACCGTACCGCGCTGGATAATACGCTGATTTACAGTGGCGTTATTGATATGCCAGCTGGTCGCGGCCACATGACGCTGGAGTTTTCGGTGTCATCATGGCTGGTAAATGACTGGTATCCCACAGCAAGTATCAGCGATTTGCTGGTTGTGGTGATGAAGAAAGCCACCGCAGGCATCAGTATCAGCTGAATTTTATAACCCATATACGGGCGCCAGAAATGGCGCCTTTTTTATTGCAGAAAAGCGAGAGGTAATTATGCGTAAATTATGTGCTGTTATTTTGTCCGCAGTAGTCTGGCAGATCGCCGCTGCTACGCCAGCGAGTGCAGCAGAGCATCAGTCCACACTAAGCGGCGGGTATCTTCAGTCCCATACTGATATGCCCGGAAACGATGACCTGAAGGGCATTAACGTGAAATACCGTTATGAATTTACGGACACGCTGGGGCTGGTGACGTCATTCAGCTATGCAGGAGACAAGAATCGCCAGCTGACCCGTTACAGTGATACCCGCTGGCATGAAGATTCCGTTCGTAACCGCTGGTTCAGCGTAATGGCGGGGCCGTCTGTGCGCGTGAATGAATGGTTCAGCGCGTATGCGATGGCGGGTGTGGCTTACAGCCGTGTGTCGACTTTCTCCGGGGATTATCTCCGCGTAACTGACAATAAGGGGAAAACGCACGATGTGCTGACCGGAAGTGATGACGGTCGCCACAGCAACACGTCTCTGGCGTGGGGAGCTGGCGTGCAGTTTAACCCGACCGAATCCGTGGCCATTGATATTGCTTATGAAGGCTCCGGCAGTGGCGACTGGCGCACTGACGGTTTCATCGTGGGTGTCGGTTATAAATTCTGATTAGCCAGGTAACACAGTGTTATGACAGCCCGCCGGTTCAGGCGGGCTTTTTTGTGGGGTGAATATGGCAGTAAAGATTTCAGGTGTCCTGAAGGACGGAGCGGGTGAGCCTGTCGTAAACTGTGCGATTGAATTGCGTGCCAGAAGAACCAGTCCGACAGTTGTGGTTAATATTGTGGCAACCTGTCTTACGGGAAGTGATGGCGGGTATACTATTAATGCTGAGCCGGGATTTTATGATGTATTTTTGTCCCGCTCAGGGCATCCTCCTGTAAAGGCGGGGGAAATTTATGTTGCACCGACAGATGAGCCGGATACGCTGAATGCTTTTCTGGATGCACCAAAGGAGGGTGATTTACGCCCTGAGGTAATGAAGCGTTTTGAGGAAATGGTAAATACCGTTGTTCGCTTGTCTGAGCAGGTGGTCAGTGACAGGGAGAGAGCAGAAACAGCTGCTGATGATGCAATCAATGCAGCAACATCTGCGGCGGTTAGTAAGGATGAGGCAGAAGAGCTAAAAAATCAGACACAGCAGAGCGCCGAAGCTGCAGCCGGAAACGCACAGCAGACCGCGCAGGATGTGGAGGCAACGGTCACCGCCCGTGATGATGCGGAACGTTTTGCGGGTGAGGCAGAAAACAGCGCACAGTCATCAGGCACAGCGCGGGACGAATCAGTCGATGCCGCCGAACGTGCCCGCCTTTATCATAATGCCGCATCATCAGCTGCAACCAGCGCGGAAAATGCAGCAAATGCTGCACTCGGGCATGAAAACAGCGCCGCTGAATACGCCCGACAGGCTAAAGCCAGCCAGGATGCAGGTGCAGACAATGCGCAGGAAGCGAAACAGTACAGGGATGAGGCGCAGCAGATAGTTGATGACCTGAATGCAACAAATGCCTCCACGACAGAAAAAGGTCTGGTGCAACTGTGTAGTGATACGGACAACGACAGCGAGGAACTGGCTGCCACGCCAAAGGCTGTCAAAACCGTCATGGACGAGACGAAAACAAAAGCGCCACTGGACAGCCCGGCCTTCACCGGCACCCCAACCACCCCAACCCCACCGGATGATGCCGCCGGTCTGGAAGCAGCGAACGCAGCGTTTGTGCGCAAACTGCTTGCTGCGCTGGTTGGCTCATCGCCGGAAGTTCTGGACACCCTGAACGAGCTGGCAGCGGCGCTGGGCAATGACCCGAACTTTGCGACGACAATCACAAACGCGCTGGCAGGCAAACAACCGCTTAATGACGTCTTAACGGCAATCAGCGCACTGACGCAACGGGCAGATAATCTTCTGTACTTCAATACGGACGGGAATGCCTCACTGTCTCTGCTGTCAGAGAAGGGCCGCGCATTGCTGGCGCATGACACGGCTGAAGCCATGCGCACGGAGCTTGAGCTGAGCGCGGCTGCGACGATGGAACCCCAGAGTGATATCCGTGACCGCACACCGGGCAGGCTGGCCCTGTCCGGGATGTATGGGTTTGGACAGGCATTCACCAGCGCCGAAGCTCTGTCATTTAACGGACAGGCTGATTTCGTTATATGGCTGCAGACAGTCACCCCGGGGCGTTATGCGGTCAGTATTGCGGACTCCTCCACGCTGCTGGTGGGCACCACGAAATTTAACGGTATCATTGATGTGATGTGGTCACCCTCTGATAACGATGGTTCAGACTCAGCGCGTAAATTCAAAACGCTGCTGTACTACAACCAGTATTACGAGGATGAGCACAGCATACATTGTATGCGTTATCGCTACAGTGGTAACAGCTGGAATGCAACATCAAGCCTTATTGTGTATGACGGCAACTCCCTGGCATATCTGATGTCCTCAACCGCCGGTAATGGTCCGTTCTCATATTACCAATACCCGGCCGTCGGTGTGCCGATTATGGCGGTATATCAGGGAGAAAGTTTTGGTGAAAATGCTTCTCTGGGACTCGGTGATACTGTGCCGGGTTCCCGTCTTGGTCCTCTGGCCATGAGTGCACAGGTTAGTGATACAGGGACATACGCATCCTCACCGCAGGTTGTGATTGGCGGTGCCGGTGAATACAACTTCCCCGGTCGTTACACGGCGCTTTCGGGCCTGGGTAACAATTATGGTACTCAGCGTGGCTTTATCGGTCTTTTTGTACGCATTGAGTAATGAGGAAATCAGACATGAAAATCAGAGCGGTGAAAGGCATCAGAAACGCACATTATCTTGAAAATGGTGCGGTTGACTGCGAGGTGTTATTTGAAGGTGAAACGGAGTTCGCCCTGTATACTGCCATACAGGATGATATGGCCCCGACAGGCCAGCATGTCTGGCAGGAGCTGCAAAGCGGGAAATGGGGCGAAATCGCCCCGTTCACCGTCACGCCTGAACTTATTGCAGCGGCAAAGGATGCCAAAAGGCGGGAAATTGAGGCATGGCGTACAGAACAGGAAGCACTGTCGTTCACGTTCGAATGGAACGGTCACACCTGGAACGCAGGCCCCGACTCACTAGCCCGTCTTTATCCGGTGGTGATATCGGCGAAATCCTACACTGCACGGGATGTTATGGTGTGGGGTGACGCTGATAATCAGAAGGTGAAACTGTCGATGCTGGAACTTGAGGGGCTGGCTGCAGCGATGGCGCAGGCGCAGGTCGATCGCAACGATGAGATTTATCAGCGTCAGCGTGAGATGAAAGATGCGTTAAATACACTGGAGGATTTGGGATCAATTCGAGCGTTTGACGTTACGTAA